CGCACTGCGTCGATCCGGTTGGCGAGGGCAGCCGCCTCGTCCTGAAGCTTCTTGAGGTTGTCCATGTGTCGTGAGACTCCTGCGGCGGTATTGCCGATGAGTCCACGATGCCCGCATATGGGCACTCCCTTGCAGTTAGAAGGGCGTGCGGCGTTCTACCGTAGAACACGACGGAACACGGCGTCGGCCTTCACAACGCATTTACAGCGGGCTCCGCACTTGCGGCACTGCATGTACCGCAGCTGCTGTTCGCCCACGGCGCGGCTGCTGATCGTCCGCAGTTTGTCGCCGCATTTGCACTGCCGCTTCTCAGACATTCCGAAGCCTCAGAGCCGCGGCAGTCGCCGCATCACGGGCCAGTGATCGCACGGCCACAACGGATGCCACAGCCTCGGGCTGCGACTGTGCAGCCAGCCATGCCTCGTACGAACGCATCGCCACGCCCGCCGACGTGCTCGGGTACGCGGGCACCAGGACCGGACCCACGTCGTAGAGACCCGACACCTCGCGGATCTGCCGCACAGCCTTGCCGTCGTCGCCCTGGCGGAAGCCCTCGCCAGCCTTATCGACTGTGAACGCGAACGACGAGCCGCGAACGTCGCGCCGCTGAATCAGCTCCATTACGTCGGCCCGGCTCACGGGTGGCGTTACCACGTACCGCAGGCCCTTGTCGTCGGACGAGAGCTCGAGCGTGCCGCTGGATGTGCGGCCCAGAACGATGTTGCTGTCGTGGTTGAATAGCGCCACAACGTCTTGGCGGCCTCGCTGCCGGGTCAGGATCTTGTCGAAGGCACCGGGCAGGATCTCCTCCCGGAAACCGCCCAGGTCGAGCGAGAGCCGGTTATAGACCGCAGCGTATCCGATGATCGCAGCCCGGCCGTCGGCCCGGCTCTCGACGATCAGTTCGTTGTCTTCCTCAAAAGCGAAGTCGCGGCGTTCAATTTCCATCGGTGTCGTCCTCCTCGGATTGGTCCTCGGCGTCGTCGGCTGGGCTTTCCTCGTCCTCGACCGGCGGCTCGGGCATCGGCTCTGGTGCCGGTGGATCTTCGCCCACCTTGTCGAGCGTGGTCATGTTGAGTTGCACGAAGTGCTTATCACCTTCCGGCCCGATCGGGTTCAGGTTCTCCAACTCGCGGATCTCGTTGATCGTCATCCAGCCATTCTGCAGGGCCGAGACGTAGTAGGCCGACCGGCTGGCGTGATCGCCACGCAGCAGGCCCGAGACGCTGTGCTCGGCAAAGTAGCGTTCGTCGTCCACGATGAGGTCGCGGCTGATGGCCGCCTCCCACCGCTTCAGGTGCGGCAGCAGGCAGTGCTGGACGAACTCCGTGCCCTGCACTTCAATGTTCGAGTACGTCGAGCGGGTAAGGTCTTGAATCATGTGCGGTGGCACACGGAACGCCCGGCAGATCTCGATGACCTGATACTGCCGGGTCTCAAGGAACTGCGCCGCCTCGTTGCTGCCGCTGAGCTCGTGGGCCTTCACGCCGTTAGGCAAGACCGCCGTGCGGTGTGCCCGGTCCGGCCCGCGGTGCATCCGCTCCCACTGCTCGCGGAGTCGCTCCGACGCTTCGGCCGGGATCGGGTTGTCAGACTCCAGGACAATGCCGGGCCGGGCACCGTTGCCGAAGTACGTGGCACCATGGGCCTCCAACGCTTGGGCCAGGCCGATGGCATTGCGGAAAAGCTGGTACGTCGGCACCGGCCGGATACCGTCCTCGGTCGTAAACCGCAGGGCAAAGATCTGATCCTGCGAATAAATCGTCTGCCGGCCGTTCGGCTCGCGGTAGCGATACCGTACCGTGCCGTCTTCCAGGCGCTCGGCCTCCATCCGCGAGGAGTGCAGCGGCCACAGCTCAGAGACCGCACCTCGAGCACCTGGGCGGATCTCCGCGTAGGACGCGCCGTAGTGCAGATACATGCCGGTCATCCAATCCCGAAACTCTTGAGCCGTCTGCCACGGGTTCGGCTGCATGTGCAGGAGCCGGTAGACCGGGTTCGATGCGGCCTTGGCCTTGCCGCCGTTTGGCAGCCGCTCGTAGACGTGCAGCGGCAGCGAGCTCACAGCGTCAGAGATCACGCGAATACAGGCCGTGTAGGCCGAGCAGGCCATCGACGTATCGGCAGTGACGCGGATGCCGGAGGCCGTGCGGCTGCCGCCCATGTCGTGCCACTCGATGCCACGCAGGTCGATCATCTTGAAATCGGCAGCAGCGTTTTCGCTCATAGCGTGATGATGTCCCAGGATTGGTCGGGTGGCGTCGTGGTAGCTACGGCATGCAGTCCGAGAGCCATGACCAGCGACACAATGCCGTCGATACGCTCGGTGCTCTTGGCCTTGCTTGGCTTGATGTTGCCCTGGTGGTCCGACTGCACAGCCACGTTTCCGGCCATCCACGACAGCACCGGATGGTTCGCGTGGCGAATACGCTCCGACAGCACAAGGTTTTCCAGTTGCTTGCTCGGGCTCGACATCGAGCCATAGCCCTGCCCAAATCCTGTCACTTGGAGGCCATCTCCTTGCAGTTGTGTTGCCAGCTGCGTGGCGTTCCAGCGGTCGATACCCACCTGCCGGATGTTGAACTTCTGCGACAGTTCGACGATGTCTCGCCGGATCACGTCGTAGTCGGTGACGTTGCCATCCGTGGCCCGGATGTACCCGTCACGGATCCAGCCGATGTAATCCACTTTGTCCCGCTGCGTCCGCTCGGCAGCGTTCTCTTGCGGCACCCAAAACCACGGCATCACGTCGAACGAGCCGTCGTCGGCCTGGCTCACGAGCACCAGGGCGCTGAGGTCGTACGTGGTTGCTAGGTCGAGGCCTGCGTACCACTCCCGCTGCTCGAGGTCTGGTGACAGCGGCCCTCCGCACTTGGCCCATGTGTCAGGCGAGATCCACCGCACGTCCTGCGTTGTCCAGACGTTGAGCCGGTAGCGCAGGAACGCGTTGAGCTTGGAGGGCGACTGCTCGGCCTCGCGGGCATCAGCAGCGAACGACTCGACCGTGATCGTCTCGCCCAGCGACGGGTTGGCCTTGTGCCAAGTCTTGGACGCTTTCCAATCGTCTTCCGGCGCCGCCGCGTAGATACACCCGAAGAAGGCCGGGTCGACGGTCGGGTCGGCGATGCACCGCTCAGCGTAGGCGTGCTGTTCCCAGCAGATGCTCTTGCGGTCGTAGCCGGCCGTCGTGATCGACAGCAGCAGCGGCGAGCGTCTGGCCGCACCGCCATACCGCAGGGCATCCCACAACCTGCGGTCCCGCTGGGCGTGGAGCTCGTCGAAGAGCAGGGCGTGGATATTGAGACCCTCGGCCCGGAACGCATCGGCAGACAGCACCCGATAGAACGAGTTGCTGGCCTTGTGGACGATCGTCTTCCGGCTGTCGATCACCTCGAGGTGGCGAGACAACGCAGGCGATGCCCGCACCATCGACGCCGCCTCGCGGTAGATGATGCCGGCCTGTTCGCGGTCGCAGGCCGCACCGTAGACCTCGGCACCAGGCTCCGAGTCAAAAGCGGTCATGTACAACGCAATGCCAGCCAGCGTCGTGCTCTTGCCTTGCTTCTTCGGGAGCTCGATGTACCCGACGCGATGCTTCCGTGTGCCGTCTGGGTGCAGCCGGCCGAAGAGCTCACGCATTACGTGATGCTGCCACGGCAAGAGCTTGAACGGCTTGCCGGCGTTCTGCCCTTTGCTGTGGCGAAGGATCTTCTCGAAGAAGTGAACAACACGCTCGTACTTGGCCTGGCCCTCTTTGCAGAGATCAGGCGCCGTGGAGCTTGAAGAAGTCTTCGACTTCGTCGGTCGGCTTTTCTTGCTTGGCACCTAGCCGCGTCCTGCTGGTAGGAGTCAATCCAAACTCGCCCATTAGCGAAGCCTGCAGGCTCACTAATCCTCGATATAGCGGCCCGGCCGGGTTCGGTTTCACGCCGCCAAGGTCCGTCCTCATGACCGGACCGGTGGCACGCAGCTCGAGCAGACACGCCTGCGAAGCAGCGTACACCTCGCACAAAGTTGCCAAGGCTTCGCCGTCGGCCAGCGTCAACGTGCCGATCTCCAGGAGGAGCGGCACAAGCTCGTTCCACTTCTCGACGGCAAGCGGCTCGACGAGCAATCGCTTCGGCATCGGCGGCGAGCCCACCGGCGCCGGAAGGTCCGGCCGGATCTTCCGTTTGCCAGGGTTGCCAGCCAGCTTTTTCACAGAGGCCGGCGTCGGCCTGCGTCCCTTCGGCATGCGACTACCCCACAAATTGCCGGGAAAAACGTCGTTTCAATTTGCGGCCGCGCGCTCCGAGGTTACGACCGTGGTTCGCCAGACCGCACCCCCCCGTGATGGGAGGCACCCTCCCCCCTCCGCGACGGCGGGCGCTCGCGGATAGTCTTGCGTGAGTGACACGAGCGACATCGACACGCGCCGTTGTTCACTTCGTAGCGAAGGTCGGGCCGTTGACTCACCGGGACGAGGTGGTCGGCGTGGTTGGCTTGGTCGATGCGGCCACAGTCCACACAGGCCCATGCGTCACGCGTAAGCACCGCTTGCCGCCACTTGCGGTGTCGCTGGTCTGTGTATCCACGCACCGAGGCGCTCGGCCGGGTACTGTCGTCACGCGTGTAACGCGTACGCAGTCGCGGCGGCCTGTGCGTGGGCATCCTGCTGGGCATCAGTTCTTTGTCTCAGCGTCCGTGGATGTCGCACTCGACACATACCCGCTCTCACCTGAGCGTGGCTGCAATGCGTACAGCAAACGCGTCTGCTCACCAAGTGCCTTGGAGATGTCTTTTTGCGTGTCGCCCAGCTGCTCGAGGAACTTGGTGTGGGCCTGCACAAGCGGCAGCAGGACATCCTGCCGCAGCATCCACCCGCAGGCTACCGCAACCAGTACAGGGAAGCCCCATCGCTCGATGATGGTGGCCAGTGTGGCTTTTACTTCGTCGCTCATTTGGTTAGCTCATGCTTCATAACGATGAGAAATGCCCGATTGGCTCGCTGCTCAAGCCACCATTCCAGGATCTTCTGGACGATCAATGTCACGAGGCCCTGCAACAGGAACGCCCACAGCATGCCATAGGAGGCCGAGTCGACATTGGAGCAGGCTTGGTGCAGTCGCTTCACTGAACGCTCGATATCGGCGGCCACGATGGCTCGCTCCTCATCCGACACTGCCGCGTTCATGTAGTCCGCTGGCCATGCCTCGATCGTCAGCTGCACCAGGTCGTTCACCGTGGACCGTCCGGCAAGAAGCCGCCTGGCTGGCAAGGAACGCCACACGTGCGTTTGCAGGCCGTCGAGATTCATCGTTTGCACGCACCTTTGCAGACAGGGCATTGAATTTTGATCCGGCCGTCTCCGATAACGCACGTGCCGTTGCAGTTGTCGCACTTGCCAGACGGTTTCGGTGCGGGTGTTGGCGTGATCTGCGAACGCAGACGCGTCACGGCGTATGCCGTCTCACACGCGAGGTCTGCGTACATGCCGCTGCGATCGGCAGCAGTGCCGCAGCCGGCCAGACAGATCACGACAAGACCAGCCCACCTCATAGCGCTACTCCGGTCCAGTTGGGCATCTTGGACGCCTGGAAGCCGCTGTATCCCGCGTATGCGTATGAGTCACGCCCCGACAGCATCTTGTCGCACACGGCAGCGTCGATCCAAAAGCTGCACGCCTTGACCTCTTCCGGGATGTTCTCTGGGAAGTGCTTGCCGACCGTGTTGGACCTTCCCCACGAATTGAAACAGAGCAGACCGGGCCGCTTGCCCCAGCGCAAACCGCCAAGCGTCATGCAATGCCACCAGACGCCGCCGGGCTTGCAAAACCCATCGTCATCTCGGCTCATCGAGAAGCCCTGGCCACTGCACACCACGACCGGGTATCCGTTGGCGATCGCCTTGGCAGCCTCGACAAAAGATGTGGCCAGCGTGGTCTCGCTGCAACGTCGCAAGGACGCGAACCGCTCAAGCTCATTCGGCACACCATCCCGGCCCCACTCACGCTCTCTGGCCGAGGAGTGTGAGTCGATCCGAGTGCCGCCGTAGTCCTGGCCGTAGTGCAGACAGCCAAGGTCGCGAACGGTCTTGGCAGCGTGAAACCCGGTGCTGCCGTCGCCGCCGTTGTTCACCTTCTGGCCGCGGGCCTCGACTCGGCTGAACCCGTAGATGCTCGCCTCTACAGTCCGGCCGCCCCACTGCTCGGACTCGCGCCGCCAGTGGATGTCGCAGGCCGCCAGCATGTCGATACCGAGAGCCGCACCCCAGCCAACGCATGACCCGACGTTTCCCTGGCTGCCACGCTTCCACGAGGGCATGCACTTCAGCATCGACTCGTAAAGGAAAACGTCCGTCTTCTCGTCGGTTGTCAGGTCAGGCCCGGCCTGTGCAAGCGTGGGCCGTGCCAGCGACGAGACAAACGCCTCGGCGCCTGCTGGATCTGGATCGTAGCCAAAGGCGGGAGCTGCCATGTGTCACCCTTTGGCGATGCCGGCCCATGCGATCGCCCGGCAAACCTCGACATACGCCTTGCGTACGTCGGCGTCGACCGGCTTGACCTCGAGCGACAGGACCGATTCCATGGCCGTCTCGACCGCGGTACGCAGGCCGTCGTACGCTCCCGGCTTGTGCTCGCCAATGCGTCGCCAGCCGATGTCCAGAGCAAGGATCGTGAACGCCCGCAGGCTGCGGGTATCGGTGAACACAACGTCGGTAGCCACGGCATCGCCGGCCACCACAACGGCCGTCTTCTCCCACAGCTGCTGCCATAGCAGCTTGTCGCCCATCGGTGCAGACTTCAGGGCTTCTACCACAGGCGTAACAAGGCGTTGCATATCGTCACGAGGTGTTTCAACTGCTGGCGGTGCCAGGCTCTTTACGGGCGGCAGGCCACCAACGGCAATGGCCGCCAACGCAATCGCCAGAGCAAACCGGAGAGCAGTCATTTGGAGCCCTTGCCATTGCGAAGCATCACGTCGAGCAGCTGCTGGCACAGTGCCACGCCGTCTTCCATGCCGACGGCCCGCAGTTTGTTCGCCAGGTCAAGAACGACACGCATTTCGCCGAGTCCGACCGAGGAGGCTGCGGCGGGCTCTTGGGTTCGGAGCGTTCGTGCCCAGGCATAGGCTTTACGTAGTCCAGCCATGACTGCTGGCGCAGCAACAAGACCCACAGCCGCCAGCCCGGCAACAAGTCGAATAGCGGCATCGGTCATCGCTTGAGCGCCTCCGCCTGCAGCAGGCACCACCGAACCATTGCCTCGCCCTCGGCTGTCCGCAGAACGGCTGCGAGATGCCGAATGAACTCGTCGTCCGCTCGGCTGTTGGTCTTGGACGCGATCCACTCGCAAGCGTCGGCCACGATCAGACCGCGTTTAAACGGGTCCGACTCTTGGGCGAACCGCTGGCCGTAGCCGATGAGCGGTGCGTACGCCTGCACGAGTGCGATCTTCTGCCAAATGGAAAGGCTTTCGCCGTACTCTGCCGCCTCGGCGGCTGTCATTTCAAAGCTCATGCGTGCACCTCCACCTACCAATCTGGCTCAAGCCCGGCCATGTCTTGCAGTTCGGCTGGCACTTCGCAAGATTTCAGCTGAAAGCCCTGCCGCTTCACCACACGCCGCTCGTGCTCCGTGGCATCGTCCCAGGCTGCCCTGATACGGCTGGTGGCGTCCCGGATCTCTGCCGGAGTCGGGTCGCGTTGCTCGCTTCTCTTGGGCTTGAACCGAAAACGCCTGTCGTGCCGAGGAGCGAGCGGCACGACAGACTTCAGCCGGATGAGCTGGTCTTTGGTTATCGTCCAATGCGTGCAGATCGCCACCATGGCTGAGTGAGAGTCCCACTGAACCCGCAGGAGGTTCAGATCAATCCTCGCCGTGTTGCCCGCCATCGAGCCACCTCATGACGCACCTCTGCGACGGGTTCAGATACAACCCAAGCCCGGTCGCCTTGGCGATGCTCTCGTGAAACGGAACGTGCTCGCAGTCGGCGCCGTCGTAGGTGCCCGCCAGGTAGGCGTAGGTGCGGTAAATGCACAGGCCGCCCATCGCACTACAGACCGGCACAGGCGGGCTGCCCACCGGTGGCAACCACTGGTGCTTCCATCCGCCGACGCCCGCGGTGTAGTCATCCCAGAACGAGTTCAGCCGGAGTGCCCAGCAGTCGTAGTGCAACCACGCAGCAATCGGTCGTGTGTGGCCCTCGGCGTTCGTCTCGTAGGCCGGATGCTGCAGAAGCGAGACGCTGGCCATGCCGTAGGCGTCCGGCATTTCACGCAGCCACCCAAAGCCGTTTACAACACCTTCACCTAGCCAGCCGCCCCACGCGTCGAAATCAATGACCACAACGTAGTCGGAGTCAGCGGCGCAATCCCGGACCCATCGCTGGCAGGCGGCGCGGTACTCGGCCAGGGCCTCGGTGCGGCGGCCCGCAAACTCTGTGGAGAACTGCTCACGGCCGAGCCGCTGGCTTGTGAACGTGGCTTGGCGGTGCTTGCGGCAGAAGTCGGCGAGCACCTGGTCGGTACCATCCTCGTTGTCGTTGGTCTCCATGTGGAGCTTCCACTCGCGGCACGATTCACCAAGCCGCGCCGCCCGCTCGAGGTTGGCCGCGACCTGCCAATCGCAGTTTCGGGCCAGCCCCACGATGGCGATCCGGCTTTCGGCGAGCTCGACAGCGCCGGACACCACCTGTTCGTCAAACGATGACCGGAAAGGCTCAGTCGGACGCAATAGGTGCGTGGGTATCTTTACCGTTTCCATGCCACCCCGACTCCGTAGTCTTTCGCGATCACGTCGCCGAACGCGCCGTGCTTCAAAACAAACGCGTCGAAGCAAGCCATCAGGTCAGGGTGTGCCGGGTGCAGGATGTCGTGGAACACCACGCAGCATCCGGGTCGAACGAGCGGCCAGGTGTTTACGAGGTCGGCCATGCCGCCCTCGTACGAGTGGTCACCGTCCACGAGCACTAGGTCGAACGCCTCGGCCTTCTGCGGCATCAGGGCCGGGATCGTGTCTCGGCTGTCGCCGTCGAGGAACGCCCGACGGCCGGAGAAGTTGAAGTCGTCCAGCAGCTGCTCGATGTGGGCATGGCTGCCGCGACCGCTGCCGCCGTAGTCGGTGCCCCACTTGTCGGCCACCCACACGCCCTTGAGCTGCTGGCCAGCGTTCTCCAGAACCACACGCAGGCTTCCGCCTTCCCGCGTGCCGATCTCCAGGTACTGCCGCACCTGGTGCGTGCTGCAATGCTCGGCCAAGAAGCGGTAAAGGCTGGCGTTGCTCACGTGACACGCACGGTGGTTCGTGCCTCCGTGCCGTAGCTCTTCTCGATCACCAGCCGCCGGACCTGCTTGTCGTTGCCAATGATTGGGCCTATGGCATCCAAAACAGCTTTCGCGACGTTGTCCACGTCCGGCAGCGGTGCCTCTGGTGCCGTTGGCTTTAGCCCTTTTTTGTTCGCGTGTGACTTGGGCCGGACGAACACCGCGTCGATCACGACCTCGACCGTGGCCGTGGTGGGCCGTAGGCCGGCGTCGACCGCGGCGAGCTGCAGCGCCTTGCGGTACGCGTGGACGGCGTGACCTTTCTCGACGTAGGCGTGCGGGAACTTGCCACGAGTCGTGATCTTTGCACGCGGTTGCGGGACCGGCTCGCCGTCTACGCTGAACGTGATGGACATGCCGCCGATATTCGCGGCCGTGTCAAGCTAAGCGGGCCAACAGCAAGCTGCGGTGTGACAAAACCTAGGCTCTTCTCGCAAGTACCGAGGTTCCGTCACACTTCACGCCCTCGCCACAATGCACAGCGTTGCCCGGTGGGACGGCAGCGAGCTGGTAAACCGTGTCGCCCACACCCGTCGGGCGGCAGTTAATCGTATCAACAAACGTCGCTTTTCTGTCGCTTTTGAAATACGTTTCGCCAACGTGTCGCTGCGCACAACGTGACGAGAGGTTGGCACCACCAGCACCGCGACCACCGACCGGCGCACCGCTGGCACACGCCACGATTCACGGCATCCGCTCCAGCAGCTTGCGGAGCGCGGCGGCTGTCGCATCATCCGGCACATACGCCGTCCGCAGCCGCGCCTCGGCGCGATAGATCGCCTCCCGCTCCTCGTCGGTCAGCGTCACCGTTTCGCAGCACTCTGCTGCACCGTTCCGTAGTCGCTCAATCTCGTTCGCCGCTTCCTCCGCGTAGTCACTCACAATGGGAACGTGGAGCAATCGCAGGCTGCGAAGTCGTTCGACTATGTCGAAGTAGTAGACAACATCCGGCGACGTGTCGCTTTTTGTGCGTTGTTGCGTCATGTCGTCAATCCGCCAGCGGCATGATCACGCCATGCACGTCGCCGCACTGGAGCCGCACGGCATCGCCCGGCTTCGCGGCCTGAATCTCCACGTCCGGCTCGCCGTCCTTGGAAAGGCCAGCCAGGAAGTCCAGCACGAACTTCGGGTCGAGCTTCACGCTGGCCGCGTTGCCGAACTCCACGATGTCGCACGTCACACTGGACTCGCCAGCCTCGCTGCTCTGAGCGTGGAGGTGCAGGCCCTCCTTGGAGAACGAGAAGTCCACGCCCTTGCTCGACTCGCTCGTCGTGATGGCCGCGGCCCGCGTGGCATCAGCCAGCAGCCCACGGCTCACGGTCGTCGACTTGGTCGAGTTCTTCGGGAACACATCTCGCCACCGCGGAAACCGGCCCTCGACCAGCCGGGCCGTCACCACGGTCGACCCGATGGTACAGACCATCGTGTTCGTACTGGCCTCGAGCTCCACGAGCTCCTCGCCGCCGGCTTCCTTGGCGATCTCGGCCAGCATCTTGGCCACCCGTTGCGGAATCAACGTCTCGGAGTCATCGACGGCCAGGTCGTGCTCGGCCTCGGCCATGGTGAGCCGCCGGCCGTCTGTGGCCACGACCGAGACCTTGTCGCCTTTGACCTCGACCATAACGCCACCGAGGGCGTACCGGCTGCTCTTCATGTCGCAGGCTTCCACCACGGCATGCACCAGTCCGGCGAACTGGTCCGCCGGAAGCTTGATCCGGTTGGTCGCGTTCTCGGCCGTCATCGTCGGGAACTCGGCCGGATCTTCCGTCGGCAGCGTCCACGAGCCGCGCTTAGTCGACAGCACGCAGCTGGTGTCCTGCGGCGTGATCGTGATCTCGTCGTCTCGGCACTCGGTCAGGATCGACCAGACGCGTGCGAACGGCAGCAAGAGCGCCGGGCCGTCGAACGGAACGGCCGCCGTCACCTGCACCTCGAGGTCGGTGCCAACCACCTGGCCGCCCGAGATCAGCACGTTGCGGAGAATCGGCCGCGAGGTGCGGTCAGTCACCGCGCTTTTCACGATCGAAAATGCCGCCTTGAGCGCCGCGACGCTCAACACGATGCCATTGCGATTTTTGGTAGTCGTACCCATGTGAAGAATCCTTTCGCTTGAGGGAAGCACCCACGGCGATGCCGAGGGCAAAAGTCAATCCGTTGACCAGAACACCAGTTGCTAGAAACACTGCGTTTTCGACAGTCATGCGTTCACCTTGATCCCACGCACCGCGTGAGGCTTGCGGCTGATCCAGCCTTTTTTCTCCAAGGCGTCTAGGTGCACAGTTACGCCGTGCGGCGATTTGATCGCCAACGCTGTGGCGATCTCCCGCACGGTCGGCGAGTAGAGCTCGATGTTCGCCACGATGAACTCGTAAACCTGCTGCTGCCGCGCTGTCAGCGGCGCTTTCTCTGCCGTGGTCATTTGCTGCTCCTGCGTCATGGTGTCACCTCGTTCAACAATTTCGTTGCCGTCTCCTGGCACAGCGTGTCGCCTTGGGCCAGGTCGAACGTGTGCGGGTAGTGCTTGAGCAGCCGCCGGGCCTCCTGCCGGACGACCGCAGGGATGCCCTTGAGACCGTCCGGCACGTACGGGCTCGATAGCCGCACAAGAAACGCGCGAGTCCAGACGATCGCGGCAGTGCGCTCAGATGGCATGGTCATGTGGTGACCTCCTGGTGGGTTCGGGCCTTGTGGCCGCGGGCCGTGTCGGTGAACTCGCCACCGAGCATCCGCGCCACAAACGACCCACGCTCAGGGTCTCGCTGGCAGAACTGGCGAAGCGTCGGCGGAGTCTTGAACCCGGAGCAGGCGCCCTTCTTGATCTCGGGGATCGCCGTGATCGCCTCTTGGAGCCATCCAGGCTCGCTCAGGCGGTCGATCGCCTCCGGTGGTGGCTCCGTAGACCTCCACTGCCGCTTCTCGCCCCAGGCGGCGTTCCAAGCGTCCCGTAGCTGGGTCCATGCCTTGCCTGTTTCCTCATCCAAACCCGCCGGAGGCGAGGGAGGAGGAGGAGGAGAATAAGACATGGACATGGAAGCATCGCTGGAGCATATGCGGTCGCATATGCGATCGCATTGCTCGGAGCATTGCTCCACGCATTCGGAATCGTCGTTTTGGGCCGGAATATCCACTTCTGGGGCAGGTGCCGCGGACCTCCCGGCCCACCTCGCGGAGGCGGACTGACGAGCCCGCTCGCTCCGTTCGTGGGATAGGTGCCGCTCATGCTCCATGCGGATGTTCCGACGCTTGCCGCCGATACCAACCGGGAACTTTTCGCCGACCGTCTTCCATGCCTTCCCGACCCCAGGCGAGATGAGCTCGAGCCGCTTCATGTCGGCCGGCAGCCCGTCCTGTTCCCACTGGGCGATCAAAAGAGTCACGTAGTGGCCGCGCTCTTCCGCAGACCACCCGAGGGTGGATGCGAGGAAGTCACGGCCGAAGAATGCAAACCAGCTACTGGCCATCTGCGTCGCCCTCCAGGCGGATCTCAAACATGGACGAGCAGATGTACTCAACTCTTTTCTGTAGGAACCGCATCTCTAGGCCAGCCTCTTCTGGAGTGCGGGCACCTTTGAACAGATTGCAGATGCCGCAAGAGCAGACAAGGTTTTCCCTTGTGCCAAGGCCGCCACGCGACCACGGCACAACATGATCGACGTGAATAGAGTCAGGGCGTCCGTACGACCTGCCTCTGCTCCAGCCGCAATAAACGCACGTCTCTTTGTCTCGATCTAGGACGTGCCACTTCTCTGCGTCACTCATGCGTCTTGAACTTCTGGCCATCCGTAGCCCTCCTTTCATTCCGCCCCGCCGCGTCGAAGCGGCATCGTGCCTATCACGAGGGCGGCGTCTATTTATCGAACTAACACCTGGCCCTCTTCTTCACGGTACAGGTAAATCTTTGGGATGTTTGCAGTCCTGTAAGCGTTCCAGCCCTTGATCCAGATGTTTGCAACAACGTGGCTCGGGGCCTTTCTCTGCCCAAGCGCGTTTGTTATGAGCCACTTCCTAAGCTTTGTGGCGGCCTCAAACATCACGCTGTCATGTGAGTCACCGACTTGTGTAGTGTCTTCAACTATCTTGAAGAACCGCTCGGCAGCATCGGCGTCTTCCCTCGCAAACAGCCAGTAAAGTGCGGCGGCCAGAGTCGCGGTGGTGTACCTAGGAAAGCCGAGGCATCGCTTCACACACGCCTCAACGCCCTCGTACTTCTCACGAAGCTCGAGCACGTATGAATTGTCTCCACGGCCAACGCCGTCGCCGTTTGCGTGCGACTTCCCTATACCGCCAGCGTAGTAGTTGTCTATGTGACGCAAGGCAGCCGAGAACTTAATCGCGTTGGTGTGGCCCTCAATGCTCAGTACGTCTCCAGGAGTGCGCCTTGATGACTGGTCGTAAGTAGTGAAACGACCCTTCGGAACTCCAAAGCACAGAAGAACATCGATGTCGACACCGGCCTCGGCACATGAACGAAGCCTGTGCTGCCCGTTATTGATGTTTCCGTCATCTCCAAAGACAATTGTCTCGCCGTTGAAGACAAACTTTCCGTTCTTCAGCTGCCCGGTCAGGAATTCCATCTGGCTCTTGCGCACGCTTCGATTGCGCGTGTTGTTGTTGTCAAGAAGTTCCCTAGCAACCGTTGGGGTGATGATCGCCCTAGCCACAAAAACCCGTCCGTCTGTAGCAAATGCGCAGATTTCGTCGTGTGACAATTCCACTGCAACCGAAAGATCAACCGCCTCGTCGCAATCAAGTTGCGTAGCCATTTCTGGCCTCCTTTGTTTCTAAGTTCCTTTCATCATCCACGGTGACGCTCAATTCAACGTCACCAACATCGGCCGCACGTCAACGAGACGCCGCCGTTGCCCTCCAAACGACCGCCATACGCCCACTGCTCGTCTTCCTTGTCCCGGCCTCAACCACCAGGCCACGCCGCACAAGCTCGACCCGCCTGGGCCGCTGCGTGCTTGGGTTCATGGCCAGGGCGGCCTGCTGCTCCTCGTCGGTCATGCCAGCAGCGTTCTCGCGCAGCAGATCGAGCACGCGGCGTTGCATGGCGTTGAGCGTCGCAGTACCCAGCGAGTCGGCCGCCATGGCCGAGGTCGCCGAGCCTTTGACGGCCGGCGGCCGGACCGCGAACAGCGGCAGCGTGGCGATCGTGTCTGGGTAGTAGTCGCTCATTCGTGCTCTCCTCGTCCTTGGTGTATTGGCCGCGTGTCGTGCGGCATACGGCTCGGTCACCGGGGAAGGCTTCCCAGCCCGAACTGCGGTGGTATGGCGTCACGCCCGCGAGACGACCCGTGCGGCGGATGCAGACGCCGCTGCGGCCAGGGTGGGCCGGTCGATGGATCACTCGTACCGGATCACCGCGAACCAGCCCCTCGGCCCGCGGGCCACGCCTTGCTCGACGATCCGGTAGCGGCCACGCTGGGCATCGCGCCAGAAGCACGACGACTCGATCGCCCGCTGGGCCGAGCTCGAGGAAAAGCCGATGCCCTCACGTTTGCCACCAGCCCGGCCGCAGTGCCGAAGCACACCACCACGGGCCATATCCTCGGCCGCCTGCTGTGCCGTCACGATCGTCGTGACTGTGAACGTCTGCTCGGCCTGGGCCGTGGCAGCGCCCATGAGCAGGGCAAGCGTCATCATCACCATGAATCTCGCGGACATATCAGTCCCTCCTTGGAAACACCGAACCGTGGGCACCGTGCCCTACCGTCAATCGCCCGTGTACGCCGTGAATGGCGGCCGTCGCGCGAACTCCTGATCGCACAATCGCTGGTGCGACTCCAGCAGCTTTTCCAGCCAGCCAACGAAGTCATTACCCGTCAGGTGCTGGTCCACCTTTCCCGGCGGCTCAACAGCTGCGGCGATCCGCTCGGCGTTGTGCGTCAACCATTTCCGCGCGTAGCGAACGTGCCCGGGATGAGCGAGTTGGTTGCCCATGCGTTGCTCCTAGAACGGGATGTCGTCCGACCCGATGGCAGGCGACGCCGCCCGCACCTTGGCCGCAGGAGTGCGGGCCGGCTTCGCAGCCGGTGCCGCAACCGGACCCGGCAGATACTTCCTGATGACGGCCGAGACCTTGCCGGCCTTGCTCGTGTAGTGCTCGACCATGGCGATCACCACCTGGCCGAGCACAGCCTCGGGCGACACTCGCAGCGTGTTGCCGTCGGCTTCCAGGCCGATTGCCTTGGCCAACTCGGCGCCCATGTACGGGCGGTGCTTGGGCAGGTCGTGGTAGATGTGCCGGTGGGTGGCGTCGAGCTCGAGCCGCAGCTTCAGACAGATGCCGTCAGGGTTGACCTTCTCATCCGTCTTCCACTGGTTCGGGCCGACCTCAGCCGACACGATCTTGAGCCGGTGGGTGCCGACCGGCACGATGTCGTACTCCTCGGGCCTCGTGCCGTGCACGTCCGCTGCCTCGTCCATCGTCCATTCGATATCCATATCGTCTTTCCTCTCCTGGTTGGGTTTTTTCTTCATCGACGCCCACGAGTCATGCCACGCCATTCGTCACCTCCGGCTCGATCTGCTGGTGACGCATATTCACAAGTGCGGTGAGCTGCTCGGCGGCCTCCGGCGACAACTGGCCTTCCGAAACCAGCACTTCCATCCGGTCGGCAATCTTTCCGAGCGTCCGCACGGACGTTGCCTGTGCGATGTGCTCGGCAATCTTGATTCCGAGAGGAACCTCGGCAGGCTGGCCGGCCCCTGTACCGCCGGTAGCGTCGGCAGTTCTTGCAGGCGTCGGCGCCGACGCCACAGGGGACGGGAGCCCGCCGGCCAGCCAATCGGCCAGCCGTTTGCCGGTATCCACGGTGATTGGCTTGGGATCGCCAGAGAACAAGCCGGTGCGATCCTTGGACGCGACGGCAAAGTGGCCGTCGTGAACCAAGCTGAGGCAAGTCGTGAACTCGTACTCGACGCCGTCCCTGGTCTCCGCCTTCATGCCGAGTTTCACGACCTTGGTGCGACCACCCTCGTTCACCTGGGCGGTCTCGGTCTTGCTGCGTGTGGTCGCGATGATGTGGGCAGACGACCGCAGCATCCTGTCGATAAACGCCCGGTGCCGCGGCGTGATCTCGCTATAGGCCGACCAGGTGTTTCCCTTGAACTTGGCCCTGGCGATCTCGTCGACAAGCTCGAGGCAGCCGCCTTTTCCGTTCCACTCGTGCGAGATGGAATCGATAATGATGCAGTCGGCTCCAGCCTGCTCGGCAGCCTCGATGGCTTCGATGTACTTCTCTGGCGTGAACGGCGGCGAAAGGTCGATCACGTCGAACGGGAGGATGGAGTCGTAGAGGTCCGACGATCCCTGTTCGGTGTCGATAACGATGACGTGCTGACAGCCAAGTCCCTTGGTAACTGTCAGGCCACCGTACGTCTTGCCTGATCCGCTTGGGCCTTCCAACAAAAGCCGCAGTTTTGTGGCACTGCGACGGGCCTTTCTGATGTTCACTGTCATTTCCGTGTCCTTTCGTGTTTCGCGAATCTGGAAACCCGCTCCGCGTCCTGCTCGGCGGGCATTACTGTGCGTCCTTGCTGCTGGCGACTCCGTCGCCGCTCCTTCCGACCAACGGTTCCACCGCTGGCCGTTCCTGTGCGATTACCAGGGCAGTACGTTGCCCTCGGGCCACGCCCGCGGGTCGACCTCGAC